GTTCCCGCGCGCTATCGACAATGGAGAGATTGAGCCAACATCCAGAACGGCTCCAGATAATCTCTGGAAGGGGAAGCCTGTAGATGTTGCTACCCCGGCATTATACCATACTTCTGTGGTATATTCCTTGACGCACCACAACTGTTCCCTGCTGTTGACAACGCCAAGCACTCGATCCTGGGAAGACCCTATTGACGCCACTGCTAGGCCATTCCATACTGTACATGCGTTGAGGTCAGAACATCTGACACGCAGGGAGTTTACGAGTGCAGCTACCACATAACCATCTATATACTCAAGAGATATTGCCGCTGATGGATCATTGATTGTTTGCGTTATCTCAGTGGTGATGTTGTAAACTATCAGCTTTACGCCGTCTGATACTATAACCTCATGCCCTCCCATGGATGTGTGCCCGTTGTCAGAGAAAGTAACTGCTCCAGAATCGGTGTCGAACAACCCTATGGCTACAAGATCGCCTGAGAGATTACTTTTGTATACGGTGGTACCGGCTACAATGAAGAGTATGTTGGACACTACATGCAGGCCTCGAATCGGTGAATGGGGGCAATTTTTCCACAGCGTTGTTCCAGGTGTTCCGAGAAGAGTGATCTGACCCTTTGCGTTTTCGGGGTTGACTTCTGGGATGAAGTTTATACAGCGATCCCCAAGAAACGACGTGTTGCCCATATAGGTTGGACCACAGAAAGGTATTTTCATCTGTTATCCGTTATATATATCGTAAGGCGCTTCGGTTGTGAGATCGCAGTTCGCAGTAGGGATCGTGGCGTTGGAGTCTTCGAGCATCTTCACAGATTCCATTGCCAGTGCAGCTATGGATGCCGGAACGTCCACCGTGTACCCGTGGTATTCTGGCCAGAGGCGTACAGCGAGGTTGTATTTGATCGCCTCAAGGTACATGTCTTCGAAGTTGATGGATGTGGTGAGGGCAGTGAAGCTGGTGAAGGCGCTCTGCATCCAGATGGATAGCGTGTCTGCGTAGGATGGTACAGGGACGAGATAGATCGTTCCGAGTTGCGCGGTTTGCTGAGTGGTGCCGGGAGAGTAGTAGAGGGCGTCTGGTCGTCCATCGTCTACAATGCGCCCGGAACGGTTCATGTAGTCATCCTGTGAGATGATGTCGAGCGGGTGGTTGTAGGAGTCGGAGTCTATCAGCTCTGCCTGGACGATCTGGATGGGTTTGGTAACGGCTATCGTACCTGTTGTACCTATTGTATATGAATAGGTTCCTACGACGAGCGTGTGAGTGGTATTGACAAGACCGCGCAGCATAAAGCGTTTCAGGGGGGCTGATCCGAGCATGATGTTGAGAGCGCGGAGGTTCTCGTTCATCTCATCGGTGGGCGGTGTTTCAGACTTCGCTATCGCCCCTATGACACGCATGGAGTCCTTGATGATGTCTGCAACGGTCGATGTCATTGGTTATTCCTCGGTAATAGCTACCCTTTTCGGTCTGCCACCCTTGTTCTTCGTAGGAGCGGGAGATTCATCGGCGTATTCAACGGGAATAGGCTCGTACCCTTCATCAATGCGGTCGTTCATGTGCTCCTCAGATTTTACCAGAACCCGCATACCCGTGTCCTTGTGAATCATGAACATTGGAAACTTGTCTACCATAATTTACTCCTATTTTTCTTATTTCTGGCACTCATGAACTGTTCCATGGTCTGCTTCTTGGGCGCCTTCTTCTTGCGGGGGAGGCCCTTGGTGAGAGTGGATGCAAACTCACGCAGGGCTGTTTTGGTCATCTTCAGGACGCCCTTGTTCTTGGATTTTACCTTGGACGGTGAGTGAAGGGCCATAGCCATCAGGTTTTGCTGCTTCCTGCTCCTAGCTGGCATGTATTACCTCACAATCTCCTGTATTTTCGCTTTCAACTCATCATGTTTCTCTATGGCCTTATCTACCATTGATTTACCATGCTTACGATACAAAAATAAAGGTTCTTGTACATTGTATGCCTTGAAGCCAGCCTTGAGGATGCGTGCCCACATGAACCAGTCCTCGTATCCTGCGTTCGGGATGCCTAATTCCTGCCATCCGTTGACGGTATCGTAGGCCTTGCGGGAGAACATTGCGGAGCAGTTGATCTGGTTGCTTTCTATGACCTGCTCGAAGGTTGGCTTCTCCAGCATGGGCCAGAGGTTGTGCGAGTCACCGATTTCCTGCCGACATGCGCCTATGAGGTCGTAAAAGTCTATGTAGTCGAGGCATTTTGAGACGTAGGTGGGAAGTATCTCGTCATCTGCATCAAGACAGATGATCCAGTCTCCGTTTGAGAACCTGATGCCTGTATTCCGTGCAGAACAGACGCCTTCGTTGTCCTGATGGATGAATTTCACGTTAGGGTATGTGGAGACGAGGTGTTCTGCAACCTCGCTGGTGTTGTCGGTGGAGCCGTCGTCCACGATGATGACCTCTATGTTGCAGTAGGTCTGTTTTACGGCTGATGAGACAGCAAGTGGAAGGTAGTGGCCGTAATTGTAGCATGGAATGATGATTGAGACGAGCGGAATCTCGTTTTTCGAGCGATAATTGATGCCTCCGGGCTGATGGGTGAGGTAATCGTAGAAGTTTCCTTCCCATCCGTAGGGTCCGTAGTGCTTGAAGGTGATGTTCGGCTCCAGCCATACATCGCCGCCTGCCGCACGGAAGCGCTTGCAGAACACGAAGTCCTCAAACATCTCTCCGAACCAGTTATAGGTTGGCTTTTTGGTCGCAGAACCGGGAACGAGGCCCTTGATTGGGTATTTTTCGTGCATTCTGTCCATTGCGGCACGGGAAATACGCATAAAACCGGCAGGAATCGCTTCACAGAGGATGGTTTTAGACTTCAGATCGCCGTGAGGGATGCCGTTTTCGTCGCAGAAGTTGCGGTGCGCCCATGTTCTCCATGCGTTCTGCTGTGGATAGGTGCCTCCTATAAGTTCTACAGGGTGAGAAAGGAGGCGTATGAAGTCTTCGGGGGTCCATTCAAGGTCGGAGTCGATGAAAACGAGGTCGGTTGCGTCAGTGTTGTCGTAGACATGGGTTATGAGAGAGTTACGGGCACGACCTACATAGGCGTCTCCATCAACTTTCATAAGGGTGGCCTCTATTCCGAGTTCCCAGCAGAGGTGGAGGGTAGATACGAGGGATGTAACGTAGGGGCTGTTGCAGAGCATCTTGTAGAACGGGGTTGCGATGATGACTTTTTTACCTTTGAAATACTCCTTGATCCTCTCTGGCATTATATATCCTTTCAGATAATGTAGTAAGTAGGGGAGATAAGGCTCAGTTCCGATTGAACCCTATCTCCCCATCGTGAAGATCGTCTTGCTTAGGTTACAGGCTTACGCGATCAGGCCGAGGTTCTTAAGCGCAGTGAGACACGCATTGACGGCGGTAACAATAGCGTTTGCCTGGGTGGACCCGGCGAAACCCCACGGGGTAGTCGAGGTCGCTGCGGTGGTTGCAACAGCGGTCGCGGTGGACTGCTGCGCTACCGGGGAAGTTCCGAAGAACCCGACGAGGGCAGAGGACGTTTTACCGATGAGAATACCGTCGCTCTGATCCTTTCCAATTTCCTCTACCATGGTGGTAGTCGTTGTGTTAGGTGCGGTCATGTGTCATTTTCTCCTGTATTGTCTGTTGCTTACCCGCAAACTTTCACGGCCCATTCGGGGCGCACGGTCTTCCAGCCGCACAGAACCTCGATCCTGCACGGGATGGTGTTGGTGTTGATGTCGTACTGCCGGATCACGCGCAGGGAGATGCCGTCATAGGTTTCACGGCCTGCGAAGTGAACACCGTTAGGAAGTTCGAGGTCTGCGGTACCGAGGGTGAACGCCTGACGCTGGAACGCGATGTTGACAGGATAGGACGTGGAAGCCGATCCGCTCATCAGGTTAATGTCGCAGGTGTTGGTAGGCAGATTGGTGACGGTGCCGTTTGCGACGTTGGTTCCGATGACGATCATTGCAGGCTCGAATGCGATGGTAGCATAGCCCGTACCGTCTGTGGTTGCGTCTGCGGTGACAACGAAGCGCTGAAGCTCTCCGGTGGAAAGCTGAGTCTCGGGGTTGACGCCGTAAACGGTATCGACCGTGAAGACTTCACCGGCCTTCATGACCACGTGACCTGCCGCTGCGGTCCAGCCTTCGGTGACGAGGCTCTTGTAACCGTCAGCGGAGGTGGGAGCAGTGCGAACCTCGGTGGCGGTATCGCTGTATCCGCTCTGGTTGCCGGTGGTGATGTTCTGGATGTTCTGGTCCATGAAGAAGTCGAAGCCGTATGCGCGGGTGACGAAACCGTTGAGCATCTGCTTGGAGACTTCGGACTGGGCGTTGTAGAACCCGCTCATGGAGGCAACGAGGTTTGCCATGCCAGCAGGATTGAGGATCATGGAGCGGTCGTTCTGCGGGGCGGCATAGTCGTTGAGAACACGGCCAGCGTTGGTGAGAATCCACGGAGCTGCGGTCAGGGTGAGAGCGGAGCCGGTGGATGCGGTGCCGGGAGGAGAGCCGGGGGTACCGACCTGATTGTAAACTTCGGAGACGGCCTTCGCAAGCCCAGTCTGGTCGATCTTCGCAGCGAGTTTCGCCATTGCCGGAGCAAGGATGCGCTGAGAGAAGTCGTCCAGGGAGAGGGCGAGGTCGGTCGTGGTGAAGTTCACGTCCACGTGGAACAGGTGATCCAGGGTGAGCGAGGTGTAGTCTTCCTGGGTATCCTGAACATGCAGGGAGTTGCCGTCGGAGACATAGTAGTTATTCGGCTTACGGATGTTGATTGTATTGCCGATCTTGGCCCCGGTTACGCCGAACTCCTTGGAATACTGCCTGTCCACTCCTTTAGTGAAAGCGATGCTGTTGTGAAGAATCGCAAGCGCTTCACGGGTGATCTTGGTGACTGTTAAAAGCTGGTTGCTCATTTGAGATTATCTCCTTGTTACCAGCCCCTTTGCTTCGTTGCGACGCTTGTAATACTCATCCATGGAGCATGTCTCGTCGTCGAACTCTACCGGACCTGTCGCTTTGACGGGCTTGATCGGAGGAGGGGCTGAACTTACTTTCTTGGTGTCCAGTCTCGGAGGATTGAGGATCTTGGCCTCTATCTTTCCGATTTCCCTTGCAGCGGAAGTAGGAGACAATGAGTTAAGGCGATTGACCTCTGCCGGATGATCGTAGAGGTAACGGACCATTCCGGTAGGGATGTCGGATTCCTTGATGAGCCAGCCGAGCTGCGGGGATACTTTGGTTCCGAGGTCTGTTGCGATCTCAAGGATGTCTGAATCAGGGTTGGTTTCGACCTCTTCGTTGAGCTTTGAGATGAACGTGTTGTGCACGGCCTGCGCTCTCTGCTGAACGGTCTGTGATTCATTCTCTTTCCTGAGTTCGTACTTGGCCTTGGCTACAAGGTAATCCTCGTAATTCTCGAAGGCTGTTACTACTGGTGCTCCGTCAGGGGGTGTGTCTGTTGCGGGCTGATCCGGCTTTTGGACTCGTCCTTCTGCCACCGCCCTCCAGTATTCCGCCTGACGTTCCGCCTCCTGTCTCTTTTTACGCTGCGCCTTGAGTTCCTTTACAGCTTTCGGCTCATCTGCGGGTTCCGATCCCTGGACAGCCACAGTGTCATCTGTAGCATCGGTAGTTTGAGACGAGTCATCGGACGCTGCCGAGGCGTCATCAGTATCGGCTGCTATGGTAGATTCATCTACCTGGGGGTCTGTGGACGTTGCCGAATCGTCGGTTACGGCCTGCGTTGACTTGTCAACGAGTTCTTCCGGTGGCATAAACAAGCCTCCTTTGTGTTATTTTACACCCAAGAGCTTTGAAGCAAAAGCCTGCGCTTCCTTGGGCGTTTTGGCAATAAAAGATTTCTCACCTTTGTCTGTCCACTGCGAAACAATGTAACCGTTATTCGCTTTCTTGATGTCAACAGATTTTCTCTGCATCACAGGGGAGGCAGCCAAAGCCTTTGTGGACTTCTTGGAACCAGAGGACTTTTTAGCCATACCTGCTCCTTTGTGTTATTTTACACAGTATGTCCAATATATTACCTTTGTGTCAAGATTCCGTCACTTTTTCTTCTGCCTGGATTGCTTGAGAACTGGGATTATGCCGTGCGTAACCAAGGCAGACTCTTGATCTGCGGGGTGTTGAGGGGCGAACAGTTCTCCGAGGATTTCAAGCACAGTGGTGCGCAGATTGCCTTGGGTCTGCATCATCTCGTTCATCAGGCGGAGCTGTTTGACCTTTACATCCATGATGGATGCTTTGGCTCGCTCGTTCTCAGCTTCGGCCTTCTTGAGAAGGGACTGGGCCTGAATGAGTTTTGCCTGTTCGGTCGGGGAAGGCTCAGGAGGTGGCGGCGGTTTTTCCCCTTCCTTCAGCCGTTTGACACCGTAGGGGAGTGTCTTCTCAAGTCGCTCTGCCGCTTCGTCTGCATAGAGGAAGTCCATAGATTTGACGGCAAGATCGCCAAGGAGAGGGGCAAGGGGCGGGGCGTACTGGATCAGCTCCATGATGGACCGTGCCGCTTCCTGACGCTGTGTTGAATAGGAAGGGCCTACCGTTATAACTATGTCGTATTTACCTGATGTTACGTCATTGTATTTCTGGGCCGGACCTTCTTTCCTGTTGATTTCCTCAAGGTCGCTGGTATCAAGACCAACGAACTTGCCGGGATTCTTGTTGATGCGTGACAAGGCATCGCCAACCGATGTGTTGATTGGCACAAAGGTGTGCGTGTCGTCGTAGTTGCGGATTCGAACGTCACGGTCGGTATCGTAGATTTCGGGTATCATTTCGTTGATGACACGGGCTGAGTGCATGATGGCACGGTGGAGGTTGTCAACGTACATGAAGGAACCGACATCTCCGGGACGCTGACGGGCCATGATTGCGGCACCGGAACGCTCTGATCCTGGGGCGCCTACGTCTGCGTTGTACATTCCGAGGATCTTCTGGAGGTTCTGTTCGGCCTTCTCGATCTCCATGAAGAGGGACTGCGGGAGGGCGCCTGCACCCATGCGCTGTGGAGGATTCTGGCCCTCAACGTGATTGTAGAGGAGGTAAGGCTTGTTGTCGGTATTGGCGGCTGCGAACTCCTTTTCATGGCCTTCTACCTGCTGTGCCGTGAGGAGCCACGGGGCCTTGGGTTCAAGGGATATGCGCTCTGCGGCAGAGGTTGACCAGTAGTTGACCATCTTCTGCGCATCACGGGCATAACGGACGAAGGAACGGACTGACGGCTTTCCTTCTATGTTGATGCGTGGACCCTGAACGATGATGATGGGGATGAATTTGCCTGGGAAGTCGTTGGGGCCTTCAAGAACGCCGGATGCGGTGAATTTCCACTGCTTTATACGGATAACCTTTGATGATTTCGTCTGAATGATCTCAGGGGCCTCTGTGGATGGATCGGATAGCTGAGGAGCGTTCTTGACGATGAGCCTCTGCGCCTTCTTGAACTCTGCGACCTCGGCATCGGCATCTTCCTTGTAGAGAACTCGACCGTCTTTCATCATGCAGAAGTCCTGGTCAACCAGTTCACGCTCGTACCACTCTACGATGGTAACAGAGGAGTCGTCGTACCAGAGTTCGTTTGAGATGCCCATTTCGGCAGTGATGGAGTCCGTAGGGAGCTTGACGCCTGGGTACTCTTCCTTGAACTCGTCATGGGAGAGCTTGGACAGGATGAACCCGTACTCTGCCGATGTTCCTATGAGATCCATGCACTTCGGGTCGAGATATGCTGACATGGGGTTGTCTATTGGGGCGAGGTAGATTTCCTGGAGGAAGGGGTTCTCATCGGTGTAGCGGGTCAGGATACGCCATGCTCCATAGGCAGAACGCAGCATCATTTCGAAGGCCTGATCGTATATGGTGTCTGCGTTGGACAAGTATTCGATATTCCAGATGATTCCTTCACGGATCTTGGCTATTGAAACAGATGCATCGGAATCTACGGGGCGGAGCTTGACACGTGGGCGGTTCTGGCGCTGATCTCCTACAAGCTGGTTGATGTAGGGCGGGAGCAGGTTTATGGTGAGAGCTGGACGCTTCTTCTGGGATCGCTTGTCTTTTTCAGCCTCATCCCACTGATCGCCATCCGAGAAGCGGAGATCGTCAAGGCCGTTGTTGCGGTTGTCACGATCTGCGTCTATGGCTAGTTCCAGCATCTTCATGCGCTTGGACAGCCACTTCTCCTGCTGCTTGCGTGTCATTTTCTTGACGGGTTGATCGGTGTCTTTTACGTCATCTGTAGGCATCTCATCGGCCCCTTGGAGGTGGATTGTTTATATATATGAACAATAATACGGAAAGAATCAAGATATAGATGAAATAGGTGACTA